TCCAGCTCGGTCGCGGACGTGGGGATGGGGATCGTGGTCGGCACCTATTGCCTCCTCATGGTGGCGAGAGCGGCACGCAGGTCCGCTATCAACTGCTCGGGCTCGGGGTCGGGTTTTCTGGTGGTGAGGGCGTGCAGGAGGCGGGTGGGTGGTGGGGCGTGGTCGCGGCCGTCCCACGTCCACGCTGCCCGCAGCGCCGACGCCATATCCGCCTCATGATCGCCGCCGCCGCCGTTTCCGTCCTGGGCTCCGCCGCCATTCCCATCGTCGGGCTCGGACACCGGGGCCCTTTCCAGGACGGCGGTACTGGTGGCCAGCCCGGCCTGGACGGCCTCGTCGGCGGTCAGCCATGTTTCGGCGGTCATCGCGTCGCGCCAGACTGCCGGCTCCCCTCCGGCCCGCGATGCGTAGATCGACGCGATGCTGTCCGAGATCGTGTCCAGGACGTCGGCAGCCTGCCGGAGCTCGGCCGCTGGACCGTACGTCCACACGGAGGCGTCGTGGATCATCATGGTCGCCCCGGTGCCCATGACGATCTCGTCGCCGGCCATCGCGATCACGGACGCCGCGGACGCTGCGAGCCCGTCGACCTCGACCCTGACCTGCGCTGGATGCCTGGACAGGGCGTTGTACAGGGCGATCCCGTCGAAGGCATCGCCCCCGGGGGAATTCAGGAACACCCTGATCCGGGTGGCCCGGGATTGGGCGAGCTGGGTCACGATGTCATCGACCCAGATCTCCCAGCCCACGGATCCGTACAGGAGCAGTTCGAGGGTGTCGGCGTCGGTGGCGAGTTCAGCGGTGGGCCGGGGACGCCCAGGGTGGGCACGAGCTCGGACGAACGCCCGCGGACGACGGTGTGTGGTCATAGCGGCTCCTTCTCTGTCCACTTCGTGGTGTCGGCGCCGGGCCGCCAGACCACGACGACAGTGCCTCGACACCGCGGGCCGCCCTCGCAGTCGAGGTACCCGCCCCCGGGGTACAGGCGCCGCACGGTGGTCAGGTCGTTGCCGAGCCACTTCCGGTCGACCTCCCGGCAGGCCGCGCACGTGTTCACGTCGAGGACTTCGCTGGCGTAGTACGCGGGGATCGGGGCGTCCGGGGCCGCCGCCGCCGCCGCGAACGTCGCGATCCTGGACTCGTTCTGCGCGGCGGTGAGGGCCGCGCCGAGCGCGAGCCGCGGCTGCGCATCGGTCAGAGAGTCCAGGTGCTCGCGGACGGCTGTCGCTACCTCGCGGCCCTCCATCCCGGATTGGGCCAGGCGCAGCGCGACTCGGGCCGCCGAGATGGCGAGCGCTGTGCCGAGGAGGGCGGTGACGACGTGGGCGTGGTCGATGATCCACTGGTCGTCGACGGGCGCGGGTTCGGCGTCGACGTCCTGGTCTGTGACTTCGTCGGCGGCTTGGTCGGCGGACTTCTCGGCCATCTGGGTCATGGCGTCGACGAGGGCCTGGAGGGCCTGCCCGGTGGGGGTCGACAGGTTCGTGAGGGAGGTGAGGTCTCCGGAGTCGACGGCGTCTCGGACCTGGTCGGCCAGGGCCCGGTACTGGGCGTCCAGGACTGGCCCCCAGTCGTCGAGGACGGCCTGGAGGCGGGCGAGCCACGCTGCCTGGACGGCGTCGAGATCGGGGTCTTCGGAGAGTTCGGCGGGGGTCCCTTCGGGGGGATCGGGGAGATCTGCCTGCGCGTGGTAGTGGGGGCTGGCATGGTGGTGGTGAGGCCCCTCCGTCGCGGCCCGCGTGGTGTCCTCCCCCCCCGTAGGAGGCTGCGTGGTGCTCCTGCTGGGCGTGTTGTCGGTGATGCTCCCGGCGGAGGGGCCTCCGCCATCCCGGGCGGGGGCTTCCAGGAGGGGCAGGACCATGGAGAGCGCCCCAGCCCCAGCCCCAGTCGGCTGGGAAAACGCCGTGCCATCCCAGGGGATATCGGGCATACCCACCACGGTCAGGACCCCGGACGGTTCGTAGCCGGCCCGCACGAGCTTCTCAGCCGCCGTGGCCCGCGCCTCCAACCACTTGATTTCGATTTCCTCGTCGGCTTTGACGGGGGACTCGAAGTCGAACTCCAAGCCGTCGCCACCGGTGTACTGCGACAGGAAACTCTTGTTCAGGACCTCCCGGATGATCTCCAGGAGGGGGAGGCTGATCTGCTCGTGGAGGATCCCCAAAGCGGCTTGAGCGACGGCCCGGTTGACGTTCTCCGTGGTTCCCAGGAGCGGGACGGGGAACCGGAACGCCTCACGGATCGCCTCACTGGTATAGCGGCGGAGTTCCGTGAATTGCATGTCGCGCATGGAGGAGGAGGCGTTGACCCATTTGCCGCCGCCCTCGATGGTCGCGACCCGGTGCGCGTTCTGCACGCCCTGATGCGATGCCCGCCACCGCTTCTGCTGCGCCGCCCACTCATGGTCGGACAGGATCGACGGGTACTCGATGATCCCGCCCGGCGTCGCACTGTTCAGGAAGAAGTTCCGGTTCCACTCCGCGGTATACCGCGCGGACTGGAGGTCGACGGCGATGGACTGGACGACACCGATGCCGTGATACGGGTCGAACGGATGCGGCCTGCGCATCCACAGGACGTCCTCGACGTTCTGTGGCGTCACGGACCCGTCCGGGCCCCGGTATTCCCATTTCTTTAAGAACTTTTTCCGATCTGGTATTGGGTAGAGGCGGTCGGGGCGGACCGGCCAGATCTCCACCGGGACCCGGCCCACCCGATACAGGACCGCCGCCGCCTCCCCCACCAACTCGTAATGCAACACCCACTGCGCGACAACGTCACCCCACGACATGTGAGGGTTCGGACGGGACTGGACAGCGAGCGCCGGGTGCTGGGGGACCTCGACCCTGTCCGCGGGGTCACCGGTCGGAGAGCGCCGGTACAGGTGCCAGCGGACCGGACGCACCGACCCCACAATCCCGTCCAGAACAGCGAACAACATCCCCGACTGGGTCAGAGAGTGTTCGAGGATGCGCTCGCGGTCGGCGGTGTCGGTGCCCAGGAGCAGGGGCAGAGACAAGCCGGTGTTCGCGGCGTAGGGGACGGGGGCCTCGGCGGCAGGGCGGCGGATCCTACGCAGGATCCGATCCAGCCCCTCCAGCCCCAGTCTCATGCCCATGATCGTACGGCCCCGGACCTGGATATGAGCTACCAGAGTTCCCGAATCATGAGGCCGTGGCCAGCGTGGACGTGCATGACGGCGTACCGCAGGGCATCACACCCGTCATCCATCAGCTTCACGGGGGCTTCCTTTTTGGTCGGGTCGTCCCAGATGTACCCGACGATTTCTTCGGCGGTACTGCAGGGGCGGCCGGCGTCGGCGAGGGACTGGTCGCGGTCCCGGACGGCGTCCCGGTGCAGCAGGATCATGGGCCGGGCCTGGTGGTCGGAGTGCGCTGCCGGGCCGGGGGACCGCAGGGCCTGCTGGACGACCTGGATTCCTTCCAGGACGCGTTTGTCGGCGGCGACGGTGGCCTGGCCGAGGAGTTTCTGCAGGCGGGCTCGGGATTCGGCGTCGTGGTCGCAGACGATGGCCGAGGGCCGGGGTTCGGTCCATCGTCCGGTGGTGGGGTCGGTGACCTGGGCGAGGATTGCGGCGGCGTGCTGGTCGATGGTCCACCCGGTCCGGTAGTGCTCGGCGTAGAGGATCATCCGGCCGTCCGGGTCCACGGCCCACCGCTGCAGGACGAAGGGATGCAGGTACCCGAAGTCGATGGCCCAGACCCGGGTCCAATCGGCGGGGATCGGCCGGGGAGCGATCAGGTGGACGGTGGGGTCCCATTCGTCGTAGACGAGTCCTTCAGCGGCCACCCATAGGCCGCGGCGGAGGCGGGCGTGTCGGACCCCGGTGAGCCTGTCCAGGCGCTCCAAGTAGACGGCGCCCTCGGGCGTGTACTGGCCGGTGGCCTGGTCGACGAGCCGCGGATTGTCCTCGTGACGGCACTCGATCAGGGTGGTGCGGTTCTCGTCGCAGCGGCGTCGTAGCCAGTGGGAGGGCCGGTCGGGGTTCGTGTCCCCGATGATCTGCTGGTACGAGATCCTTCCGTTCCGCAGGCGGGTCGTGAGGTGTTCCCAGTCGGTTTCCGTGAGTTCGATGGCCTCCTGCGCGAAGATCACATCAAACTCCGACGACATGATCTTCGTGGCTTTGTCCATGCCGCCGACGAGGACGACGGACCCGTTCGCGAACCGGTACGCGGGGGGCTCCACGCTGGATCCGCCGTAGTAGGTGACGGCGCCGGCCGCCAGGAGCTCGGGCACCACGTGCTCCCGCCACGTCACCAGACCCGTCGACGCCAGCGACGACAGTGTTTTGCGGACCAGGAGGGCGCGGGCCCGCGGCACGGCCAGCATCATCGCCGCGATTTTCTCCAGGCAGGCCCGGGATTTCCCGGTGCCGGCGGGCCCGGACAGGAGGACCTCGGGGTCTTTGGTGTGCAGGAGGGTCGCGGCGGCCCCGTACGGGGAGTACTCGTGGACCAGGGTCGACACGGGGTCAGACCAGGTCAGCGGGGTCGACACCGTTCAGCACGATCTGGACCGTGTGGACGGGGGCGGTGTCGCGGAGTTGCCCGGTTTCTTCGGCGGCTTGCCGGATCGCGGCGAGGCGGGCCCGGTACAGGGGGGCACGGTCCGGGGCCAGGCCCCCGGCGAGCGCGTCGTCGAGGTCCTCGATGGTCTGCTGGATTTCGGCGAGGCGCGCGGTGCGGTGGGTTACCCAGAGGTGCGCTGCTTCGTCGTCGAGGCTGGCG